TATCTAGTAACATGTCGCTCCCTACATATCCACAGTATCTCTGTGAATACATAAAGTTTGACCTAAATCAAGTTAATTATCTACCTGTGTGTCGGTGTGTTTTATAACGATTAGATAACGCCAATATCCTCAAATTCATCGATATGATCATCAATCGAACGATCCCTATAATCGGTTTCAAGCCCCATACGACTTTCCAAGAGCTGTGAAACTGCCATCTTTGTTAATCGGAACTAGAGTTGGGGTCATATTCTTGCCATTCCAGTCTAAAATTACTATGCCCATTTGCCAGTTCGCGATGCCTTTTGTGTAACTCGCCTTAGCCTTATTCATTAAGTTGCCAGATTCTATTCCGTAAATCGTCCTGTATTGCCCTCCTAAGCCCTCAGAAAAAGATGATAGACCCAATTTATGGGTGTGCCCACAAACTACGCTCTTACCGACCTTTTTGGCGAGATTTAGGGCAGTTAAGCCAGCGTTAGGATTGGCATTACTTTCATCCCCATGCGCTAATATCCAATTTTTTTCAAACTCATAAAATGATTTGTGGAAGTTTATGCCTAGATTCTCGAAGTCCATGAACTTTGCATACTGTAATTCTGGGAGGCTAATTAATCCAGGCACTTTTAAGAGGGTATTGTATAAACGATCTGTGTGATTTGATCTAACAATATGAGCCTCTTTGGCATTTTCAGTTAAAGCCCAAAGAATATCTTGAGTTGCCTTACGATCTGCATCGAGGGTTTGTTGGTAAGCAAGAGGAGTTTTTTCCGCCCAACGACTGATTGTCTGGAAATCAATTTCATCTCCGACCACTAATACACTATCGAACTTCTCTTTGCGTGCTAACTTAATGACATTCTTTACAGCTACTTCATGGTGGTATGGAATTTGAAGATCGCTGATAACTAAATATCGCTTAATCGTCATCCTCATCGTCAGTTGGATCTATGGAAGGAATAATTCCACCATCGCCTACGACCCAATCAGGAAAAGTCTTATGCTCGGTCATTAACCAGAATGCGTGCTCTGGTGTAAATCCTGCTTTACGAGCTGCTTTGTAACATTCGTGCAACGCAATGTAATGCGCATCAATCTTTGATGGGTCAGGAGTTTGGCGAACGATACGCCTATTGATCTTTTTGCGTTTCGATGATTTGCGTGTGTTCGCCATAAAATAAATTATCGCTTAACTATTAGAGAATACAGATCATCAACACGCTGTTCTAATCGATCAATCGAATCACGCAAACTTGAGCCACCATTAGGCTTGAGTTCTTGCAGGTAAGATTTAATAACCCAGCGCAGACCCACTAATAAACTTGTTGAGATGGCGCATACGCCAACGGCTATACCAACCCATTCGTTCGCTGTCATTTCGCATTAACGCCATAATCAGCTTCTTTGCCTGAACTTGGATCAATTGCTTTAGCAAGAGGTGCAATTAAAGCACCAGCAAGAATTGCCAGTTCTGGTCGAATGTCTGCAACGATTGCCAATAGGACAGTAATACCAGAAGCTGCAACAGCTCTCAAATATGACTTGATTGCTGCTTTGTGTTTGTTGGTTAGTTTCATTATTTGCCTCCTAGTAGTGGGATATCAAAGAACGCTGAATTGTTATCTTGATCTTTTTTGAAGCTGATGTGAATGTGATGATTGTGTTTGTTAATGCCTTTGTATTTACGCCATTTCCAATTAAGCAAAGGTGAAGCTATTTTTTCCTCAAAAATTACATAAGAGATACGCCCATAATTTTTCCCATACAATCGAATCTGATCTGCCAAATACGCTGGAATCCTTTTATCGTCAGATAGCCCAGCAGTAATGTCGATTGCTCTAACACAGCCTGTTTTTTCGTCTGGGTTGTGATCTGATTTTGGTGCTCTGGATAAATGTGCCACAGAAGCAGCCCATCCATCACTTTTACGATTCCTGTCTGGGAAGCAATCATCAGTTTGTTCTCTTAACTGAACAGCAGCTTTAGATAACCAAACCTTCATTAGCCAAGTATCGTTTTAAGTTCATCAGCAGTTAAACCAAGACGATTAAGGATTTCTGCTTTAGCAGTTGCCTTTGTTTCTTCTTCGGCTTTTTTTGATGTTGCTTCCGCTTTATCTGCTTTATACTGTGCAAATTCTTCAACATTCATTTCACGATCAATTACTTCGTTTGTTTCAGCATTATGTATTCTTATCATTGGTTTTTTCATTATTTAACTCCATACAGAACATAAGTTCCACCGTTAAAGTCGTTATCGCTGAAAATATCGATTCGACTAATTGCATCAGTAATTGTATTTTGAACTCCAGCACCAAAAATTCCATAAGATGATTCAGGTGATGTGTACATGCTAACATGTTTTTTAGCACCTGTTGCAGAATAATTCCTAATTTCCATTTGTGCTTGACTTGAATTTGTAGTTGTTAAAACCTCAAGATTGTTAAAAATAAAAGCAACTGATGAACTAGCATTTACGGCATTTCCATCCGTGTTCAGCCAACTCCATTTACAACTTGCAGCAGTTGTAACATTGTTTAATCTTACAAACAAACCACCACCTGAAGTTGCTGACTTTGGGCCAATAATAAATAAATACAAATTAATATAAGAACTACTTATGCTAGAAATGGTAACTGCTGCTCCACTTAAAGTTCCACTTGCTAAAGATGTAAAGCCACCAACCGCAGCAGCAGTTGCCCAACTTGGCACGCCACCTGCGACAGTTAAAATTTGACCAGTTGTTCCAATTCCAAGTCTTGTGTTTGTGTTAGCAGTAGATGAACGATATTCAATATCGCCAAGAGTTGTTGATGGGTTTAGTGCTTTTGTTGTTGTATCAACAGATGAACCAAGCGTGCGAATAGCAGCTGCGCCATCTTTGACCAGAGCGGTGTCGTCTGGTGTTGTCCATCCATAATTAGTAGTGGTTGCCATTTTGTCCTATTCTCAGGATACGATTGTAGCGTATTCCCATGTTAATGTTGGGCTTAAAGTGTTCCAAGCCTCTGTAATTGGTGTGGTATTCCAACGCATCGCCACTTGACTAAATGCCACAGGCGACAAATTGATTGTTAGAAATAATTCGTTGAACCTAGTGCTCCATGACCAACCTTCAACATAGCCTTCAAACTCACCTGATGAAATTTGAGCAGGTAGGTTCTGGATGTTTAGCGGTTGCCCCATAAATACGCCTAGCAGATTATCTCGATCACTATTATCAATCTCTGGATTTGTGATTGGGAATGTAATGCTCTGGAATGCTGGTTGTGGGAATGCTCTTTGAGCAATATATCGATCTGCCACAGCTTGAGCATCCACAGCTGAATGAAGAACTGTGTTTAGGCTTTCGGCTTTGTAACCATAAGTTGCAATTGAAGTCGCTGAGGTTGCTGTTTTCTGAGATCCAAAATTGTTGCCATAATTGATAACTATGTCATTTCGAATATCACCTGATCGGGTAATTGTGCTAAGTCCTTGACTTAATGCGTGTCTAGCATCTAGATCAACATAACCATTGGCTATTAAGTAAATTTGTCTATGGTCGGCATCGGCATACCCGATATCTCCAGAATTTGTTTCATACAAATATCCAAATGCTGAATTGGCAATAGTGCTTGCAATATTGTAAATAGTGTCTACATTGGCTGCTCTGTTTTCCATTGTGTAAAGTCCAGGCTGATCTATCTCACCAAGTCCTAAATTTCCAGCAGTAGCCCATGTTTCAGTTGCAGAATAAGTTGCCCAAGTTGAAGCTGCTGGAACATCATTCCAAGTTGCAAGTAATACGCTAGACAACAGATCATAAATTTGGTTGCCATCTTCATCTTGTGAGATTGTGCCTGAATATAATTCTTTTGCTAACTTAACAAGTGATCCCATTGCAAGGACTGAGTATTCAACAACACTTGCAATTGCTCCTGTTGCACCAACGCTAACAGTTAGATCAGTTATATCGCCACCAAAGATATTTACATAAGTTCCTGCGCTGTTTTTAACTTGCAAACTTAAACTATCGTTTATGTCAAATGGCAAGGTTTGACCAGATAATGCCACGAAACTAATTTGAATGTAAGATGGATTTGGTTGCTGGTAAATATCTGAACGACCAGCCTGATGTGCTATATCGCTTATTGCAATATCGGTGTAATCAACACCTGCGACAGTAAGTTTCCAATCTGGCGACCATGCAGTCATTATCCTGCTTTTTCTCTAATTGTCTGATAACTCAATGTAGGAGTTGATCTTGCTGCGCTCTCATTTAATGCTTTAGAAACAGCTCTTGCAGCACTTTCAGAATCAAGAGCAGTTACATTAATTAAGATTTGTGGATTTTTTACAAGTGCATCTGCTTGTTTTTCTAGCACTCTAAATTCCGCTTGTAATGCATCTAATTGCTTTTGTGCAGATGATTTACTTATGCCACCAGTTAAAGTTGCAAATGTTACATCTGAAATTTTGTCCTGCACATTAGCCAATTTGTTTACTAAATCAGTAAGGTTAGTTGCTCCAGCTATTGTGCCACCGCCTGCACCACCGCCACCGCCTGCACCACCGCCACCAGTTCCGCCTCCAGCAAATCCACCGCCTACTCCTGCACCGCCTCCAGATGGTATGCCACCAAATCCGCCAGATGGCAAGTTACCAAATCCTGCTCCACCAAATCCACCAGCAACTTCCTGATCACCTTCGGCTGCAAATTTTGATAATCCATAAGTAGCTGCAACGGCTGCCAATGCTGCTGCTGCTAATCCAACAGATGATCCACCAGTAGCAAAAGCAACCGCCACACCTGCTCCAGCAGCTGCTGTTCTAAGTGTTTTCATAGCTGTAACTAATGTTCCAATTGCAGTAGCAAATGCAATTACTTTACTAACAGCAAATACTGTTCCAATAACTCCACCCAATACTAGCAACTCATCTTTGATGCTAACAACAAATTTAATTGTTGATTTTAATTGTTCGCCAAATTCATACGCTCCTTGAGTTGCAGCGGTAATTCCAGCCTCAACACTATTTTGACCAACTAGACCTGCAATTAATGCATTTAAGTTTGGAACTAATACATCTAAAGTATATTTAGCCAAGCGATCAACTACTGGTAATAACGCAGCACCAATAGATTCCTTAGCCTCATCTACTGCAATTTTAATTCTTGCAAATTGCTTCTCTGTAGTTAGAGCTTCATTCTCAGCAAAATTACCAAATGTTTTGGTAAGGGTTTCATAGATAGAATTAAAGTCTTTAGATTTTAATACACTTTGATCTAAGCCTAAACCAAGTCTGCCAAGTGATGTGCTGTTGCCATCGTAAGCCTTGCCCAATGCATTTGTTACCGCTTCAAGGGGCTTGCCTGTAGCTGCTGTTATATCTAACGCTAAATTTAATAACTCTTGTGCTTTCTGAACATCATTTGTTGATCTGATTAAACGCGCTAACGATGGACGCAATTCATCATCTGTTACACCTATTGCAATTGAAGTTTGATTAATATAATTGCCGACAGCCTTAGTTTGTTCAACAGTAGCATTTGTAGATGCACGAATTGTTTCTTCAAGTTTTCTTTGTGCAGCTTCATCGGCTGCCGCATTCTTTATTGCTGAGATTGCAAACGCTGTGGCAGCAGCACCAACAACTGCAAAAGCAGCAGCAGCCTTTTTGCCAAAATCTATTATTTGATCCGAAGATTTCTTTACAACCTTGTCGGCATCATCTAAACCTTTTTTAAGACCATCAATGTCAGCAGCTAAAGCAAGGGTTAAAGTTCTACTTGCCATCGTTGAACTCTTTTCTAATATCCAAAATTATATCTTCAAACTCTTTGATAATGGTTGGTTGTAAATGTCTGATGGTTGGATAAATAAACCAACCTCTTGAACCTGGACCTTTACTCATTCCGCCTGACCATCTTGGGAATTGTGGGTATTTATTAGAACCAAACTCTACTGCTGCACCAATACCTAAACGCTTACCTTTAGGATCTTTCCGTGTGTTAAACTGAGTTGTTGCTCCACCTGAAAATTTTTGTCCAGCAAATCCAAAAGATATTTCACCAAGAACTGATGACTTTTTAACTTTACCGCCTTGCGCAACACGATCTGCAACCTTGCCGCGAGATTTAGCAACATTTCTAATTTCTCTTAATTCTCTTTCAGCCAATTCGCCAACTCTGCGTTTGGTTTCTTCAACAGCAATATCACTCATATTTCTAATTACTTTAGAAAATTGAGCAAGTTCTTTTTTATCATAAACTATTAGAGGCTCGGTGCTAACTGCCATTTTGTGCCTCCAATACCTCTATAGCTGTATAAATATCATCTGCATCAACCCATTCACTCATTGGTATATGAGTTGCTAATGCCAACTCAACCAATAATCTGTTTAGGCTTCCTGCTGGGTGGCTTTTGGGGAAGCATCACCGACTACTACATCAGTAATCGTTTCGACCCAAGCATCATAAGGTTTTACAGGTTTACCACCTGCTTCACGCTTATGTGCGTGGTATGCAAGAAACATCAAATCAGATATGCCCATCTTCTCTTGGGCTTGCCCAATTGTGTTTCCTGTTTGCTTTTCCCATTTAGCCCACTCAGGCGGTTGGGCAATATATGTTGCTTGCTCGCCTGAGCTGTATTCAATTGTTATTGGTAACTTCATTTGTTTGCTCCCGTTTTTTTCTTATAGTGATTCGGTTACTGCGCCCTTAGATACTTTGAAAGTAAATGTTGCATTTTGTGCATCTGCGCCTGTTCCACCAACTGGTGCTGGATAGGCTGGTAAACAATCAAATGCAAAAGTATGACTTGGTGCAACTGTCATTGTAACTGTAAAAGTGCTGTCTGGTGAATTGTCTGCTGCTGCCCATAGAGCCTCACATACTGAGTTTGTCTTACCCCAGTCTGCAAGAAGTTCCATTGTAAACTCTGCCTCAACATTGACCACTTTATATGCTTCACCATCAAGTGTTTGATAAACTTGACGATCCATTGTTTTTGTTAAAGTCGCTGATAGTGCTTGCGCATCGATGTCTGTTCCTAGAGAACCTGAAAAAGACAGCGAAACATCGCGACCTGTAATTACTTGGGTTGCCATGATTTCTCCTTAGATTGTTCGTGTGTAGTAGGTGCTGACTCTGACATCTGCGATGAGCAGCGTTGATGCTCCAACTTGTGTAACTGTTGGTCTTTCGACCGAACCGACAATATATCCATTTGGAATTACTGCCAGAACACTTATGACTAACTGCTCGATGTTATCGAGTGATGCAGGATTGCTGTTATATGCAACTGCAACTGAGATTGTAAAATTAATCTTTGCACGAATGTTTGATTTGCTAATTGTTTCAAATTCTAAATATGGGCTATCTGGAACAACAACTACAGCTGGTGGAATAACTGTTTCAGGCACAAATGAATAAACATTTCCTAAAACACCAGAAAGTGCAGTTGCTAAAGGTGTTCTAATCTGTTCAAGTATTGTTTGGTTAGCCATTTACAGAGCCATGCTTTCCGTATCCATATATGAACCAAGTAATCCAACACATTTGTTAAATAATGATCGACCCATTCTAAATGGTGTGGATGTGAAATCTACTCCTTCGATTTGTCCTCCACCTGCAAGTCTGGCTTGGAAGACTTCGACTGAAACTGTATAGACAGCTGATTGAACAGCTGCGTTTCCAACATAAGTTGATCCGCCAGAAAGGGCAGCAACTCCTGATGGGATGACATTAGCCTCGAGTATATCGGCATTA